CAACAGGATCAACTTCATCTCTTAACTTCTTAATGTTAAGATCACGATAGGCTTTGTTCTCCTGCTCTATCTCTTGTCTCTTTCTTCGCTCCTTTACTAAAGCTGAAAGTGGTACTTGCTTTTCCTGTACTTCTTCAGCAACAGGTTCAACAACGGTACTCTCTTCTTCAATTTGCGATTCTTCTTGAACATTTTCCTGAATCAATTCTTCTTGAGGCTCTTTCACTTCCTCGTTACCAGCAACGGTATCTGTCATATACACCCCGTTTTAAACATAAGATAGCCTCTTATGATGGCATTGCGCCTTTTGCTTGAAGGTAGGCTACACCTTTAGTATTGAAAGTAGGCTTTAGCTTCTCACCCTGTAATTTGGGCGGTATCATCCAAAGCATCTCACATATACCTCGTTTAGGACTTACCCAGAAAACAAATGAATTACTTATAAATTGAGGTAATTCCATTGTTAACGCAGGTGCATCCACTTTAAACTGTGTTGGATCTAGTTCATTAAACTTTGCATGTATCGTCAGAAAATAGTTTTCCTTGATATGAGAGGCTGAATTGACTGCATTCTCAACAATTTTATCTATTGATTTTTTTAACGACTGTTTCTCGTCGATAAACTGTTCAGGCAATATCAATTTAGTCTCTGGATCCTGCATCATCTTCATAAACTACATGCCCATTTTTCCCCGAAGAGAATCGTTTTCAGAATACGCTTTCTTTAAAAGACTGTTTGCCTTCTTCGCATCTGGATTAGAGTTGGGGCCGAATTCCCTTGGTACTCTGCTTGGCTGCGCCATTGGATTGCTCTTGGTAGAATACATTCCTTTAAATTGGCTGCCGTTACTTTTTGCCATCTACTTTCTCCTTTTTTTTATTTAGCACACTAACTTATTGAACTGATTGCTGAACTTCAGTTGCTTTGCTTTTAGTCGTTTCTTTCTCATCAGATTCCATATCAATCTTAGCATCTTGCATTTCTTTCTTGGCTTCTTCTTGCGCGCTTATTTCATTCATTATTCGTAATGCTTCAATGATTCTGGAATCTTCCAACTGTGAAATCTCAACTATCGCTTTTGCCCTGTCAAGTGCAGCACTAGCAATGTTCTGAACCGACTCTGAGGCTCTTTCCATTCTTAAGCCCTCATTAGCATCGGCGCGCGTGTTTCTCTCATGCGCTAATGCTTTCTTATCTTCCATTGTCGCTTCTACTAACGCGTTCGCTTTATCTTGTGTTTCTTTCTCTTGCTGTGCTTGTTGCTCTGCTTGCTTAGCAATAGATTCTTTTAGCCTGCTCATTCCTGCCATTTGAAGTGCATCTATAATTTCTACTTCTGGAACATTAACTATCTCTTCACGCTTTAAGGTAATTAACTCTTGATAATAAGCATCTTTTTGAGACTGTGAACGGATTCCCTCTTTAACTATCGCATCGTATTGCTCAAACTCATCATCATAAAATTGCTCTGTAGGCTCTTCACCAAGTAAACGTTCAACTTTAGCAGGTGTATAATTACGCTGAATTGCTTTTAAGACTAAGCCACCCAATATCTTCTGGCTAAACTCAATGTTATCAAATACCTTTCTATTAGATCGCAACCCTTGTGCTATCCTAACTTGCGCTAATCTTCCAGATACTTGGGTGTTTCCCTTCTCGTCTACCCCTAAGACTGATTCATTAACATTCGCAAGAGTAAGCGTTAGATCATCTAAGATTTTCTGATATTCCATCAAAGCAGGGTTAGTTCCACCACCTGTAAGCTGCTGAACAGAGTTTAATCCTTCAGGGGCATCAGGAGCAACGCCAATAATTCTATTTTGCCCCGCTTGCTTTAACTCTTCAGGATCAGGAACAGAACCTAGTAAATATTTATAGCCTGTGGATATCTCTGTATCCATCATATCAACTATTTTCATGTGACGTTTATTAAACTGTCTATTAGCAGAGTAAAGAGTCGCTGGTAGTCCTTGGATTCTAGTTGTCGGGTCCCATAAAGATGGCTCCATATACCATAAAATAGGTACAAAAGGATAAGTTTCATTAATCTTTGTCTTATCTTCTCCATTCCAAACTTTCTGCCCATTAAGCATTATATTAAGCTCTACAAAGCCTCTATCTACCGTTTCTAGCTCTACTAAAGGCGGTAGGTCTCTTTTCTCAATACCTAGAGCATCAGCGTCTCTATGCAAGTCGTGAATGCGTTTAATGCCTATCTTAAAGCGCTGCTTCTCGTCTTTGTCTAAGTCTGTAATGTCTTTATAAGAAGAACCGTCTCTATCAACAACCATCAATCTTTTTTTAGAAATACGCTTGTAATATTGATCGTATGCTAATACATTGCGCTTATCTCTTATATTCCCAAAGTTAGGGTTATAGCTTAAAAACTTGTTGTCTCTCAAGCCTCCATGAATATCATCAATGACGCTAGCATCAATGAATGGTAATAATGCTTTAACCAAACCAACGTTAAGTAAATCCCTAGTAATAGCAAAACCACAATCCATTAAATCGATCTTTTCAAATGTAGGGTCAAGTAGAAAAGAATTAGAGGTTCGCTTGAAAAAGTCTATCTCTCCATTAATGAAGTCTCTTGTATAGTCCATCTGAATACCACAAAGAGAGATGCCCGCTTTCATTCCCTCATCGCCTGCATCTAGAAAGGTATTGTAACCATTGCCCTTATCCCACGCATCATAAGACAGCGTTGTAAGTTGGTCAGCGGTCTTTTGATCACTATTTTCTACAGGTCCTATAACTATTGAATTAAGATTGTCTCTTAGATATCCAGAGAAGAATTGAAGCGGTCTCCTCATAATATTTAGTTCTAAAGGCTCTCTCTTCTCACTTAAGAACTTTTGAAGTTCTGGACCCGACCACGTTTTGCCTGCTGCTGCTTGCGTATAGATTTGGGCTTGTTGAATAAATGGATTCCAATAATCATTTGAATAACGATAGTTATCTTCGAACTCTGCACTTGTCTCTTGATCATTAAGCATAAGCCAACCCTTTATGGCTTTAGACTAGATATTAACAATTAAATAATCATTAAATATTTTATTATTGGTTTTTTAGCAATGTCTCTAATGCTTTTAACCTTCTCTCATGATCTTCAAGCATATCATCTTTTTCTTGTTCGTCTCTAATATCCATATCTATAAATGTTGCATCTTGATCGTAATCAATGCTCATTAGTCCTCATCTACCTTTGAATCGTTTAGAATCTCTTGTATCTCTTGTAACACTTCCTCTAACTCAAACTTCTTATAACCTTTATATAAATCCCTACGGTAGTTCAGTAAGTCCCATAAGGCACAATACATTGAAGAAGCTTTCTGATGTGTCTTAAGTTCTTCAATATCTTCATAAGGATCAAATTCATATATAACTTTCATCTTTACCACCTCTTAGTATACTACACTTTATAAACTCTATCGAAATTATCGCTTGAGCCTTAATGTCATCAAAGCTTATCTGCACTGTATCATATAAGTATCTGTCTTTTATCCTCTCTAAAAACATCATCAATATCTCGTTCTTTTGCCCTCTAAACTTGCTGAAAATAGCATCTATCTTGCTTAATGTCTCATCTTCTATAGTCATTTTCGTTGTAGCTTCCCAATACCATGAGCCTAGTCCTAAATCTTGGATTAATACTTTCTCTGCTTTGTATAAACTATTTGCTACCATGTCTTAACCTCTTTAATACCTTGATTCAACCGCTGCTCTGTGCTTCTTTAAAGCCCCTGAGACATCGCCTAACGCTTCTATGTGTGTTACTGCCTGCATAGCGTATATAAAACTGTCTGCATAATGACAATGTATGTCCTCATGCTCCTTATCTAAATACTTCCCATACTGCTCGCTCCACTTCTTCCTATACTTTGAAAGGTGTTCTAAATAACTCTTAGTCTTATGAAGATTGAAAACACAACGATCTAACTTCATTCTAGCATTAGAGATAAGCAAGTTTTTATCTTGTGAGACTTTAAGAACATTAACTTTCGTAGGCGTATGGCTAAAGTATTTTCTGGTTTCTCTCTCGTATGTGTTATCAACTATAACCTTTCCTTTATGTGATGCATCATGAGGCAAGAAGATTGTTTCATATAGATAAGGCTTATCTTGTAGCATGAACTTGCAGTAAAAGCTTGTATCCTTGTTGCTGTCCTCATAGTAGTCGATAATCCTAATCTCTCCATGAACCACCTGAAAGAATGTAAGCACTGTTAAGTCTGTTACTCCTATGTCCATAGCAACATAAACAGGTGCTAGGGCATCATATAAGCTATTATAAAGGCATCGTTCTTGATCGTAAGCCTTTTGTATACCCTGCTGAAAGTAAAAGGCATCTGAAGAAGCTAGGAAGGCTTCTGATACTGTAGAAGGGAACTCCTGCTTAACCTTATCACCTAATAGTGATAATTGCTGATAATACCAGTTCCTCTGCTCCCTGCTAATAGTGCATTTTAAGTCAGTCTCTAGCTTATCGAAATACTTTTCTTTCTCGTAATCTTCAGGGATTGCTTGCTTCAGTATATAGCTTGGTTCTTCTAACCA